TTGGTAGGGCGCGCAGCTGTGGCTCGCGTGCTGAAAGGCTTCACGCGGGAAGGTTGCCTCGGCTTCGCTCCACGCAAGCGGGGATGACGGTCCTCAACCCATTCCCCCTTGAAAGCAAGGAAAAAGGGGGTTGCCTGGTGGTGACGTTGACGCGCCCTAGTGGTCTTGGCGGGAATCGAACCCGCGCCCCCGCTTCCGTTGTCGAGCCAAAACAGGGCAACCATCTTCAAGACCTTGTGATTTGTTTCCGCGCTAGCCGTTTCCACGCTCCGGATTGCGTTTACAGAGCGGTCCCAACGTCTCGACCTGGTCATGGCAGTGCATACATCTGCGGACTGCTGTAGGTGAGTAAGTATCACTAGCGCTGTTCTCTATTTGGTTATTCACACAACATGATTAGAACGTTTGTTCTAATTTTTGGTTATTATTCTTTTGTGGAAAATCTGCGGCACCCCTAGGCGATGGCGGTCGCGGCGCGAATATCCACTACGTCGGCGGCATCCATAATGCGGATGGCCACATCCAGGCGAGGCTGTCTACCGCTGCGGATATTCTGGACAGTGCCAAGAGATAACCCCAGCTCGCGGGCAAGAGCTTCGTCTGATGGCAAGCTACGCACTGCGCGAATCTTGTCCAGCACTTCTGGGCGAATTCGGTAAGCCAACTTCTTTCTCACCTCCCGGTGTCGCTAATCGCTTACATGACCCATTATGCACACCTAGCGCAGATTGCACAACTGGAATTACATATATGTTTGTTAAGCGCAGGTGGGAGCCTGTTTTTCACATTGCACAACACGCCCCCTGTTGTGCATAATGGGACACATGAGCGATCACATAACCTGGTATCAGCTACTCACCGGCGGCGATACAGAACGCGCCGTTGCGACCCGAGCCGGCATCACAACATCCACACTCAACCGCCAACTCGCAAAAGGCCACCTCGCGGCAGAAAATGTCATTCTTGTCGCGCGCGCATACGGGCAGAACGCCGCGACGGCGCTATCAGCCACGGGCTACCTCACCCCAGAGGAAGCGGCTAACTCTGACGGCGACATCGCCCAGCTACTCACCGACCGGCAGCTCATCAACGAACTCGCCCGGCGCATTGGCGTCACCTCAGCCGAGCTCACCTCTGATGCCGACAATGTCGTTGATATCCAATCCGCCCAACCTGATACACATCTCAGATACGCCGCTAAGCGCGGCAAACCGGAACCAGAGGAGGGCGATGACGATTACGGAGACGGAGCTTGAGCAGCTTGCCGCAGCGATGGGCATCACAGTCGAGGACGATCGTGCCGGAATCCTGCAACCCGGCGACCTCGGTGGCTACATCCATCACAATCGGCTAATCCTGCTTTCCCCCACCCTCGGGCCTGTAAATCGCCGATGCACTCTCGCACACGAAATTGCTCACGCGCTACGTGGAGACGAGCCCACCGGGTCGCCCCACTTCGACGCCCGTGCTGAACGCGCAGCCGACCAGGTTGCTGCCGAGCTGCTTATCTCGCATGTCGAGTACGCAGCGGCTGAGTCCATCTATGGCCCGCACTCAGGAGCGATAGCACGCGAACTCGGCGTCACTACCCACCTCCTCGCCGTATGGCGGGAGTCATTCGAAAGGACAAGAACATGAAACGCGCAATCGCCACAGCAGCCGCTGCAGCCCTAGCACTAACCGGGTGCAGCACAGAATCGACCCCCAAAGAAGAGGTCGGCGGATGGAGCAAAACAGAAGCACGCTCTCTATGCCACAAGCAAGTCAAAGCTCGATTGAAATCTCCAGATAGCGCTGATTTTGAAGGATTAACCGAGTTCACTGCGGAGAAAACCACTGATTCTTGGAAAATTCTCGGGCACGTGGATTCACAAAACTCATTTGGGGCAGTCATACGCACCAGCTACTCCTGCAACGTGCGGCCGACATCTGAGACCGATGCGATGGTCTCGGTCGACATGTAATAAGAGCAGACACCGCGATGGGGGGGCGCTCGACCCAACACCACATTAGGGAGCGCCCCCAGGATGCCGCCGTGGGAACCGGGGGGGGTGGCTCAACCAACCAGCGACAAAAGGATTATATCAATGGCTGTTCAGAAGCGCCTGCGTAACGGTCGAACGAGGTGGGTAGCGAGATACCGCGACCCCGCAGGCAAAGAGCACTCAAAAACATTCGACCTCCACCGCGAAGCCAAAGCATGGCTCAACGACCGCGAACAAGAACTACGCGCAGGCGACTGGATAAACCCCACCCACGGCCAAACTACACTCACCGAGTACTGGAAAACGTACAAAACCGCCGCCCAATCCCCCGGCACCCGAGAAGTCCGAAAAACCATTCACGCCAACCTCGGCGACATGGCCGACATGCCCATCGATTCCATCCGCCCCGCACACATCCGCGCCTGGCTCGGGCACCTCACCAACGGCAGGCCCTGGCTGGAAAACAAGGCACTGTCCCAGAACACTGTTTCGTCGTGGGCTGCGCAACTATCCGGCTGCTTCACAATGGCCGTTGAAGACGGCCTCATCCGCAATAACCCCGTATCAAAGGTGAAAAAACCACCCCGGAAAGTTGTTGTGACCGTGGCCGACCTGCCCTCGGTGGATGATGTGCGCGCTGCTATCAAACTGGCAGATAAGACCGGACGGGAAACCCTGGCGACGATGATGATCCTCGCGCTCGGCACAGGCATGCGTGCCGGTGAGGTTGGTGGCCTAACCCGCGCCAACATCGACATGGGCAACAAGCTGCTGCACGTGGTGCAGCAAACACGGCCGCGTTCTGGTGGTGTGATGGCTCCGCATTTCGCGCCGTTGAAAACGGAGTCGTCGATGCGGACGATACCGTTTTCCGCTACTGTTGCCCGCCGCCTGGCCGCGCATCTGCTGGCACACCCTGATGGTGATGATGAGCCGGTGTTTCGCACCCCAACCGGGCTGATGGTCACCTCACAGTCCATCAGCCACTCAATGAAAGTGCTGTGTGGCTTTAATTTTCATGCGCTACGCCACCTATACGCCACGGCCCTTATTCGGTCTGGGCAGAACGTGAAGGCGGTGCAGACGATGCTGGGGCACGCGAGCGCTGATGTGACACTGTCGGTGTATACGCACTTTTGGCCGGATGATGTGGAGCTGGTGCGAGCTGCCGCCGGGGAGCTGGTAGATGGTGTGGTGCGGGACGAGTGCGGGACGGGCAAAAAATCTGGGTGATGTGGCGGCATGAAAAAGCCCCCGCCTTGGTAGCGAGGGCTTAGCGTTTGCGCTGGTAATTAGCGCTTCTGTGCGTCTGCGAGGATCTGGCGACCTGCGACCATGCGGCAAATCTGGTTGGTGCCCTCGTAGATCTGGGTGATTTGGTTGTTTGTGGTGGTGGTTGTGTTTGTGCTGGTAGGTGGGCTATGTGGGGTCTGGTGGCTATGTGGAATCTGGCGGCTCGGGCGTTTTTTGCGGGACGGATGCGGGACGGGAACCGATTTTAGGCATGAAAAAAGTGCCCCGCTGGCGAACTGTTCGGAAATCCCGAACAACTCAAACCAGCGGGGCAAAGATTCTTGATTTATGTCTCGGTCGGTGGATTCCTGGCTGTCGGTAGCGCCTGCGAATCCCCAACAATCCCAGTCAGTCTCGCCAGATCCGGCTGCGGTGCGGCACCCTCCGCACCACAACGCGCCCAATCAATGAACTCGCGTAGCCAACCAATCGCATCCGTGAGACCACGGCGAAGCAAATGCGTCCGGTCCTCCTCCACACGAAGCATCGCCTCCGTGTCCCGCAGGCGGCTCTCGACGCTATCGAGCCGGTCCTCAAGCTTCTTAATCCGATTGTCCTGGCTCTGCAGCAGCGTCCCGTTGAACGTCACCGACGATTCCTCTTTACGGCCCTTCCAGCCAATCCACGCCACGATAATGCCAACCACGGCGCCCGGAATCGAATTAATGAGACTTCCCCAGTTGATTTCCATACGCAACCTCCCCACGGGAGCGGTTTCGTCCCATCACTGTGGCAGACGCGGCCGCAGTAATAGCCAACAGCAGATAGTTCTTCGCGCTGACCCACATGCGTGACCCGTCGTGGATCGCGTCAATCGCATACGAGCTCGCCCACATTGTCAGCAACGCGCCGCAGATTGCAATGCCTGCGGTTCGGCTGACTCTGCCAAGGGCTGCCCACTTCCCTCTCGGAGAGGTGGCCGCACCAATAGCCAGAAGCAGCGATGCGGCTGCCCATGCCAACGCCGGACTACCGGCCGGCAGCGCTGCCTCAACTGGTGTGAGCGCGGTCACCGAATGCCCGTAGTAGCCGTAACTGGTGGCTGCAGCGTAGATTGCCCAGACTGTGGCGATTATGCGCGGGTTGAACAGTTTTTCCGTCACCGCGCCAGCTCCTACTCGCCCAGCCGGTGCTCACCGACGTACTCGCCGGCATTGGTGGTCGCTGCGGCGGTGCCGATAGCCAACACAGGGGCAATAATCATCAAAATGGAGTCGAACTGTGCTTCTGTCCCCCAGCCGAGGTAGACGCCAAGCACGGAGACTGCAGACGCGACGCCATAGAGCGCTTGACGCCAGGGGCTAGTGGAGTGGAGCAGCGCGAACATCAAAGTGATGACCGCGATGACCACACCGGTGACTGCCGGTGCCGCCGCATCGTCGAGCATGCCCCAGGACACGAGCGCTGCGACGATGGCTCCGGCGACGGCGTACCAGCTGGCACGAGCAGACGCAGGGACAAGATTACGAATGGTTTCCATGATGTGTTTTCTCCTTCTCTGAGAATGTGGAAAATGCCCACGTGACCATCACGCGGGCAAAAAGAAAAGCACCCCGGCGGGGTGCCTACTCGGTGATTTCTGGGGGCAGATCGTTGGTGTAGTAGAACGTTGACAGGTAGATGTTGGTAGCCCCGGTTTCCTGCACCACCGCCAGCACCTCATTCAGTGCCATTTGGAACGTCAACTCGCCTGATCTGTTGTGCAGGAGGATCTTCCTAGGCTCAATCTTCGTGAGGAACTTCGCTCCCTGGTACAGTTCAACAGAACAATTTGAGTCTTCCCCGTCTGCGAACATTGCCGCTTTCGGGAAGTGGGAGGTTTTCAGCTCACCCAGCGCTTGCAATAGCCCCGGTATGTCAAACCCTCGGAAGCTGATACTTACGCGCCCTGCGTGCTGCACAAGCCCAATCGTTGTACCGGTTTCATAGATAGGTGTGAGGGCTTCTTCGATGTCGCCATTTAAGACCAGTTCTACAGGTGCGAAGTGAGCTTGCAGCTCTGCAAGCTGGTTTTTGAGTTTTGGCAATTCCCTCTGGGACAGGCTGAACTGGTGTGAAATGAGAGAGCTATTCACGGACTCAATGCGTTTCTCAGCCTTCTCTATTCGACCGCTGAGGTTGCGGGTTGCGTCCTCCAACGGGGCAAGGTCAACAACAGGCGCGTTCTCCAACGCCTCCACGCGCCCCAACAACGATGCCCACAAAGCGTGCTCAAACTCTGGAGCAGAAGTACCTAGCAAATCGAACAGGTCGTGAGTGCCGTCATCTGGGATAGCCACCGGCCACTCCTTCGACCACCGGCCGGTGCTAACCAGAACCTTCATCTCTCCAGGAAGCAGATTCTCTACCCGAGCCTTACCGTCGAGAATAACTACCTCCACCGAGGACGGAACAACGTCTGGATCTCCGACCCGAAGCTGTTCCAGAGAAAACCTGAGCCGTCCTTCCGGACGACTACCATCCAAATTCACAAGGTCAACAAAAATAGTGGTCATAAATCCCTCCTACAAAAGAAGCACCCCGGTGGGGTGCTTACTTGTTCTGTTCCTTCAGCTGTCTCTCAACAGCAGCCAAACGCCCATCCAGGCGCTCAAATGCTTTCAGAATCAGCTCGGTGTTTTTCTTCGCGACAAACGCATTTTCATCCGCGAAGCGAATGAAATCGCCGAGTCGCGCCTTGAAATCACTCCCTGCGACAGCTGTCGGAACGACAGTATCGAGCGACAGTGATGGTTCTTGTGGCTGTGGCGTCACTGGTTTCTCCTCCTTTCTGCCTGCACCGAAGAACACTGCCTTGAGCTGATCTACGGTGCCCTTGTAGGCATTCACGTCGACCTTGAACCCCGCTACGAGCCCATTCGAGCCGTACTGGAGAATGTCCGGCCGGCGGTCTCCCAATGGGTAATACCACCCAGGATGATTGTCGCCACCGTCACCGATGTAGGCGTCACGGTACGGTGCAGTACGATTTCGTCCGTAATTAGACACCCACAGGTAGCCCAACCCCTCCATCGAAGGTTCACCACCAGGCATGTTTTCCCAATACCAGGCGCCCGAGTAGATTCCCGGCACATGGTATCCGCGCTTTTCTAGCTCGCGTTTGGCTGCCCACACATCATTTTTTGTGAGCAGTTTCCGATTTCCTGCGACGCTCTCTACGTCAATCCACACCGGCAGGTCACGTCGACCGCCCATTTGCTGGTCGATGACATCAACTTGCTGGGCAATCGTCGTTCCCTCTGACGGTGCGCGCAGGTACCAGTACGTTGACACCAACAGCCCTGCAGACTCAGCGTCTTCTAGGTGCGAGCGGAATGTTTTGTCACGGTAGGTGCCGTCGCACAGCCGCAATATGGCAAAGCTTATCCCCTCGTCGCGCGCTCGCTTGAGACTCATACCGTTTTGGTGCTCTGACACGTCAACGCCGAAGATTGCCACTGTTTTCTCCTCTACCTTGTGTTTCGCTTCGCCCGGCCAGCGAGCGCCAGCGAGCTTTGTCATTGGGTCCAGCCGGTCCGGTCCCGGAGGCACCCATGTGTAGCGGTGCCATTCCAAGTGCAGGTGCGGGGCTACGCCGCCGTTGGTTGCCGAATTAGGGTCAATGCGGCCGATGCGCTGCCCCTCCCGCACCTTTTGCCCAAGCTTCACTTCCGGGATGACGTGGCCATAGATGGTTTCACCACCGCCGTTGCTGGCCGGATGGTCGACACCAATCCATCGCCCGAACCCCGTGGCAGGTCCCACACGCACAACTGTGCCGTCTTTCACCGCATACACCGGGTGACCGCCGGAGCCGCCACCCCGCCCGAAATCAGTCCCCCAGTGCTGTGTCCCCCATCTGGGACCAAACCCGGATGTAACGAAAAATCCCTTTTCAACAGGCATTGTGACCATAGCTCTACCTCCTTGAACGAATTACGGGTTCGATGAAAAGCGCAGCCAAATCTTGCCAGCGCCACCAGCACCCCCGGCGTACGACCGATGGGTCCAGTGCTTGCAGCACCACCGCCGCCACCAGGCGAATCACCCCGCACAGTCTGCCCGACAGTCTTACCGCCGATGAACTGTCTGCCGAAGAACTCTCGGTTTCCTGGGGATTGTCCGGTTGGGTCACCATAGCCTTGACCGCCACCGCCCGGCTGTGCCTTTATCTCCCCCGAACCAGTACGCACCCAGGACGCTTCACCTTCATAACCGCCCTTAGTGCTAGCTCCCGGATCACCACCTCCGCCGACATAGATAGACAGAGTAGATGGCAAATTAGTAAACGTTCCCGATGCCCATTGCCCCGCGTCACCACCGTTGCACGCATTAGCTCCGATGATGTCGCCACCAGAACCTCCGCCGCCACCGCCGAGGGCGACAACCTCGACTGACCGCGCCCATTGTGGCACTTCAACACGCCACGGCCCCTTGACCGTGTATTCGACCTGTAGCGATAGCGAATCATCCGCTTCGACGATTGGGGTGTCGGTTTCCGGTTTTGGTTCCGGTGGTGGTTCGACGTATCCCTCTGTCCATCCGAGCTGGCGGGCTCGCCGGAACGCCATAACCCCCGTGGACTGCTGCACGGCATGAATACCAGGCGGGAAAACTGGGACTGGCACCGGGACAAATGGCCCAATCGGGCTGATGAAAAACGCGGCACGGTTGGCGAAACGGAAATCCAGGGGAACATCCGCGCGCAACGTGGACTTATCCAGGGTCAGCTCCTTAATGAACTGCTTTCCTAGATAGGCGCGCACCCACCCGTTCTTTGGGCTGATCCATAGCCCAACATGGCCACCCGTGCGTCCTCCCACTTCAGAATCGTCGGCGGCGCCATGCAGCGGAAGTTTCGTCTCGTTCCTCCCGGCCCACAAGCGGGGCGCCATATTGATTTCTAGACCAGTGCGGTCAAAAACAAGGCCAATACTGTTCCCGAACAAGCCGAATTCCCACGCGCCGGCATCGTTGCCGTTCATAAACAGCTCGACTTCCAGGAGAATATCGTCACCGACAGGCGGGGCTAAAAGACCCGAATGCAACACCATTACCGTGTGTGAGGTGACCTGAACCGGGTTAGCAGTCATAAACACCAAGCCGGGGTAACCGCTAGCGACAGAAAACGGGAAACTCGTGTGTTCGACACTAAGCCGGCCACGCCCGTTTTCCGCCGCGTAGGTGTGGGCATCGTACACACCGCCGCGCCCCTCAAACTCGTAGCGCCACATGCCACCAAGCCTGCGTGACCAAATCAAATCACGACCACGGTAAACCTCCGGCGCTTCCTGCTCACCAACGAAAACACGCTGTACCGAATTATTCCCGTGGTAAATCACCCGGCATCACCTCCGTAATCACTGTCACGGTCGTCGAAGGGGTTCCCGGCGCTGGTGGCTTCGTGGAAACTACGAAGTCAAAATTCCCACGCGCACGATTCGATAAAGCATCCTTGATGCCATCAAGGGTGGATTGCAGGTTTTCAACCTGCGAAATCTGATGCTGATGCGACGCCGACGCCTTACTATCAAGTGCAGCTTCCAGCCCAGCCACATCACCCACCTCGTGCGTGTGCTTAAGAGCAGCCTTACCTGCAACCGTGTGAGTCAAGACTGCAGCAGCATCACCCTGTTCCGTTAGCAGTGTGGCGATTTCCGCCAGAGTATCCAGATGCTCTGGCGCTGAATCAACAATTTTCGCTACAGCTGCTGCAGCTTCTCGTTTCGCAGCGGCCTCAGCATTGCGCGCTGCTTCTTCTACCGCGGTGCGATCCGCCTTCACCGACGCCGCCAAGGTTGTGACCTCATCACGAGCAGCCGTGCCTACATCACGCGCACTTCGGGACTCATCACGAGCAGACTCCGACGCTACCTGCGACGCTGACGCTTCTTCTGCGCTCAGCTCCGAATCCCCAGCAGCAGTTTCCGCTCGTTGCACAAGCGTGACAACATGATCTCGCGCCTCAGCGGTAGTCCTGACTGCCTGCTCAAAGTCAGGGATTCGCGCAGCTGCTTTCTCCGTCCGGTCTGCACTGTGCATGGCGCGTGAAACGTTGTCTCGGGCTTCTGCAAACCCAGCTTTCATCTCTTCCACGCTGCGCATGACCCCATCGAGGGCTACCGCGACCTGTGGAAGTTTCTCGAACTCTGACGCGTCCACGGGCACAATATCTGGCAGGTGCGCGGTGCCGTCGACCGGGGCGACCACAATGTCTTCCAGTGGCGCTGCCCACTCGCCACCAAAACGCAGTCGTCTGCTCACCCGCCATGCCACCGGTTTGTCATCCACCCATCCAACAAGCCGGACACCATCTAGCCCGTCGGGGCCAACAAGTCGGCCGAGATGATAATCGCACTTGTGCTCCCGATTCAGAAGCATCCATGCTCGGGGGTCATCATCAACACGCAGTCCCTCCGGCAATACCGGAGTGAGTGTGGCTTGCCCAGTGATGCCGCGGCGCAGTACCTGGGTGTCTTTATCGTCGACGTCGCCGGGTTGAGCTACTCGCCATTCGTCAGTCATTACGAACGTTTTAAATGTCACTGTGACGTTTCCTCTCGTTCATCAGGCACAGTCAGAACACCTGGTTTTTCCGGTCGATTATCTTGTTTTACGACAGTGAGCATTGAAAACTTCGTTCCTCCGTCCCACCACCGAAATCGTGAAGACCAACCCTCAACCTCGATATAAGAGCCAGGTTCCTTCACCACAATGGGCACGGTAATGGTTGGCGTCACAGCTGATTTCCCGGAGAGGTACTGAAGAATCTTCTCGTCAAAAACAGCATCGTCGGGGCCTTTAGCGCGCATGGACACTCGCACAGAGTCCGTGTCAGTCCACGACGCGGTGTACGCAGTCCAACGGGCTGTCACATACAGCGACACCAGCCATACGCCTACTTCGTCGAAAACGATGCCGCCCTTATCCGGGTCAACATGCGCTCCCTTTGATGCCTCTCCATGCTGAGCGTCGAACGGCAGTCTTCGGGTGTTATTTTTCCCCCACTCGCCATTGATATTTTTCGACATGTACGCCGCGCAGTAGCCCCGCACACCCTCCAGGTAGTCCTGCTGCTCACGCATCGGCCCCAGCATTTGCCTATCCCAGTCCCCTGCAGCTTGCGCTACCGCTGGCGCACCGACTGACGTTTCAAATTGACCGACAGTTCCCTCGTCACGTAAATCGTGCCCAAGCCCCATCGAATCTAGAAGCCTCATAGATCGGACTCCACCCGCACCGGATTCACATTCACCCTCAAGTACGCCCGCTCTTTTCGAGTCTGCAACGTAATCTTTGACAGCGATTCCACGCGCCGCGCAATCAAGTGAATAACAGCCGACTGCCCTGCGGGAACGACCGTCGACGAAGCGTTAAAGCTTGCAGTCTCATCAGCCGCGGGCACAATCTGGCGGGTAACCCATTCGCCAATCATTTTGTTCGACGATGGGCCAGGGCCCAGCGCAAGGAGTGGGCCTGAGACCGCACCAAGTCGCGCTTCGACATCCATCCGCACCATGATTCCGTCAACCTTCAAATCGACCATGCCGTAGACTTCTGGCTCCCACGGAAACGGCTGAGGCGGGACCGTTAACTCAGTAATACCCACGTAGTCCCCGCCCCAGAACGCGCCAGTATCGATAGCCCGCCAGTTCTCATCCGACCCGGACCGCTTCACCACCCCCGCACCAAGCTGTGGCCGTGCTGGGCCCCAGTCTCCATCTCCGCGCAGGGTCAGTACATCACCGGGCTGGCCAGGAGTGCCTCCGTCATCGTAGTCATCGGCTTGGGTGATGGATGCGGAGTTTCCAGTGTCACCCTTGATACCTCGCTCGCCCTGCTTGCCCTTCGGCACATCGATATCCAGCACTGCCGTGCCATCACTGTCCTCACGGACGACAACACGGGCAGCGTCTGCCTCCTGCACTTCGCCAATACGGATCCTGGGCGCAGGGCCCACCGGACCCCGTACTCCGAGGTAATTCTCAATGGGAATCAGGTCGAAGCCGTTGTAGGTGTACACAGTAGTCGAGCCAATGATTGGCCAGAACCAACCAATATCTTGCTTTGTTAGTGACTTCGGGTGCGGGAGTTGCGACTCATGCACAGGCTCCCGGAATCGAGGTGGCAGCCCATCACGGCCAGGGTCACCCTTATCCCCCTTGATGGCGGGAATCTCCGCCGTAATCGTGTTACCGCCCTCCATTGTCAGCACACCACGCTGCGTCGAGCGGATATCCCATTGGTCTTTCAACAGCAGCTCGAGGACTGCAGGAATCTTAAATGACACCATGTTGATGTTCTCCTTAGTACTTGAGAGTTAAGGCATTCGCGATTGTCACCGCAGAAGACGCAATACGCTTTGCCTGCTCGCCGGGGGCAATAATCGGTGGAGTACCGATGCTCGCTTTGATAACTGCGCCTTCTTCACGAGTGACACTCATGTCGACTCCTGTGCAGGGGCCGACGTACAGGTCACCGTCCATGTGCCACCACCCGAGGCTGTCGCCGACCTGAAAATCTTCCCCGAACCGCCACGGCATGCCGTCCATGACAGTTAGCTCGGTGAAGGTTTGCGGCGCGGCTTCCATGAGCGCTGAGCGGGCTGCCTGCGCCGCCGACAAGGTCAGAGTTGCGGAGGTTGACTGGAAGACCTCGGGGATTGCTTCTGGCCCAACTTCCAGCAGAGTCGACCAGTCCACAGTCCGCTGATAGGTAGCAACACGGTTCGTGAGAGCTTTACCTACGATGCCGCCAAGTCCGGGCATCACTATGCCCAAGCTGGCGAGTAGTGACGTGACGGCAAGTTCCGAACCGTCTTGGATTAGCGTATTCAACCAGTCCGGTGCGGCTCCGCCCACGACGGCGGCAGCAGCCTGAGGGTGCTGGTTATCGACGTTGGCGTCAAGCACACCTGGGCAGCCTTCCTGCCAAATCACGGCTGGAATGGGTTTGCCGTTGACCAACTCGCCCCACCGTTTCGACAGGTTCCGGGAGGCGCCCTGCGCAATCCACCCGACCGCATCACCAACAAACGTTGCCATCTCACGCGCCAGGGATGAGAAAACCGTCAGCCCACCGCCAACGCCATAAAGCCACGGCGCCTGCACAACATCGACCACAATTCGTGGCGTCGTGTGAATCCACAATGGATGCGGCTTCTCGTCGCCAGGCAACCACTGCCGAACACGCAGCCTGTAGCCCTGCGCGTCTTTCAACATTTCATCCGCAACCTGAGAAATAGGCTCCATTGCAACAGCCCAGGTTCTCCAAGGAGACCCATCAAGCAACGGATTCTTTGGAATCACATCGATAGGCAACCCAAGTTGGCGATGAGGCCGTTGCAACCGCTGAACGTTCAACGCCACCAACGCTAAAAGACCAGTAGCAACCGGGCCGGTATACACCGATTTACGGAGCACCTGAGCCCACTCGATACCAGCAAGAGGCTCCGGGTACGTCAGGATTCCATCGAGAATTCGCTCCACACCGACGCACTCTGCTGTGACCTTCCATTCGGCGCCAACACCAGAGTCACGGGACACCCAGACTCGCCCATCCCAATGCTGGTCGCCGTACCAGATGCGCACACGCACTAAGTTCTTTCGGCACGAACGAACCAACGCCGCTAGCGGGTCCGCACCCCTCATCACGAAGGACGCTTGCCCCGACGATGACCAACGAACCTGCACCGACTCGAACAAACCCACAGTTCCTTCAAAACCGTGGCGAGACCACAAGTCAATCCGGGTCGGAGTGTCCACTCGGAGCCTGTTCGCCGCCTCCATCGCTGCAGTCGCCTGGTCAATATTCAATGCTTCTACCACGGGCGTCGCCTCCTAGGCTCAATCTGCACGACCGCCGATGTCACACCTGGTTTACCGCCTACGACACGCAGCCCCGACACATCCCATCGGGTATGCGGCATCACTTGGTAGAGAGGGCGCTGCCCGCCGAGCCACCGGTGCGCATCCTTGCGTTTATCCGACACTGCTAGACGACGAGCGGGGTCACCGGTCAGAACCATGGTCTCACCGGGCAGCAACATCACTGTCGTCTGCTTGTCCACCAGGATTTGCCCCATGCGAAGCATGTCCTTCATCCACGACGGAACAAGATCCAGTAGCCATCCCTCGACCTCACCGAAATCCTTCGGAGCGATATCAGGAATCGTGAACACACCCGGGCCACGGAGAGTCCACACCGGCCATTCGGGCACGTCACCGAAGTTCCACAGCTCCGGTGATGGCGACCAGCCTTTACCCAACACCCACGTACGAGCCACTTCCGGGGCTTGGTAGAACGCCTGTTCTGACACGATTGGCAACAGATAATCCTGCTCCTGCACAATCGCATCGTCGTGCCTCACATCGCCAACAACCGGAGGCCCATCAAGACGAATGTCTAGCCACACCGTGCCCGACGGAGAATTCACATACAGACGAGAAGTAGTCGTGAAATTCAAGTCCGTGAAGAACTCGTCACGCACAATCTCGAATGCTTTCTGACGGGTCGCATGCATGGTGATGGGAAGCTGAAACCGGCGAGGGTCAGCAACCGCGCCGAGCCATATAGCTCCGTGCGCCTGCGCCGGGGCAAACCACTGGTGCGTCACAGTAGGTTCCTGAAAGTCAGCCCAACCTTCCGAGATCGCGACACCTTGCTCATTAGCCATCTTTGACGGCCAATCAGATAGGTGCCACGCCCGTTCTGGCAGCCCCGCCGCGGCACCCGGCCCCGCCAACACTACATTGGCGGCACCATTTGGAAACATGCGACCTCGCATTAGAAACCACTCTCCCATCGCTCTTCGTATCGGGCCTGGCGGATACCGGCAGCCAGGTCACGGCGGTCATAACCGTTTGCGTTCACATTCACTGGTCGCTGTGCAGCAACAGATTGCTCCATCTGCTCACGCATCGCTTGCGACCTAGCCTCAAGCGCCGCGTCCCGCACCATGTTTGCCTGGTACTCACGGCGCTGAGACTGCGCATCACCGACCAGGAACTCCGTTGCACTATTAGCGACCGTGTCAATGACATGGTTCGACATCTGGGTCGCCATTTCCGACATCGCCTTAACTGCCTTGCCGCCCGTTTCCATTACTGATTCAGCCGACAACGCGATATCGCCACCAACACCAAAACCAGCAGAGCCAAGCGCTCCGACAGCAGCTGAACCAGCCAGCGCATCAACGCCGAGCTGCGCTAAGCGCTCGCCATTTTGAATCACTGCTCCGGCAGCTAAGTGAGCAATATCAGCGCCGCCGTTGATGAGTTCTAGGACAGCTTCGTTTTGGCGAGCTGCTGGGGCGCTCACCACGTACTCGCCCTCGGCTAGCCACGCCGGAATAACGTCGTCCCTGCCACGTCCTCCAGAGCGGCCAGCTGTGACTCGACCACCTGCCTGGTAGCCGGCGGCTGTCGGCCACGGCAGTGTCGCATACCGCGAATTGACGTAGTTCAGGGCAGCAACGCCGTTTGCCAGGACGTCGTGTACATCATCAACCAGACCTGGGTCACGAAACGCAGCGAAAGTGCCTGGCTTGACCTGCCACACACCAGCCGGTGACCCTTCAGGGGATGACGGCCCAATCGCCGAGGGGTCACCCTGCGATTCAATATCACCTTGCTCCACCATGGGCTGTTTCCAGCCCGATGGGTTTCCGGTAATCGACAGAGCCCGGTCGATTAGCCCCGACCATTGCTCCGTACCACGCCCAGGATCATATGCGGACACGCCGGTTGGCTGAATCTCTTCGGCCTGCGCCTCGGATACTCCCGGACGTGACGGAGACGACGTCGCCGTCGTGTCCTCGATAACAATCCCTCCGGACGCATCCACGCCCTGAGACTGAGTGAAAGCCTGCTTGCCGGCTAACAAACCAATTTCTACGACAGGTCCGAACTCATCATCATGGCCAAGAACTTCCATGAGGTCGCTGACTGCGCCCTCAGCTGCAACCTTTGCAACCTTGCCGGCTAGCTCAGAAGCCGAGCGTGGGTTATCCCCCAGCTCGTCCTCCAGCATGTTCAGCTTGATTGTGAAGTAGCCACCATTACGGCGCGCAGCCAACACTGCCTTGACCAGCTGTGAGTCTTTACCAGCACGATAATGCTCACCGAATCGGCCAGTCCATACCCCAGCCTCAATCATGGAGCGGACACCAGTCGGGTCATTGGATTCAGTGAACGCCCGCGCTAACTCGTAGTCCGGTTCAGTATCTTGCCCGTAAGCCCACAGCAAATATTCGACCAGCTGGTCCTCCGCCGTTGCATTATGGGCGAGACCGAAACGTTCCGTCCACGCGCCGCCCTTAGTTAGTTCCTTAACTCCGTCCGGGTCGTTCGCAGGTGTCATTGCTGCGGTTACGATCGGGTCCGGTGGGATTTGCACGTTTGACCTTGCAAGACGCGGCTGCGACTCTGCCGCCATCTTGTCGAGCCTCTCGCGCTCAGTCTCTGCATCCGTTTTCTTCGGCTTACTCGACGACGAACGACTGCGTTTCGAATCACCCGAGCCCGTCCCGCCCTTAATGTACTCGTCAGGCAAGTAGTACAGGGTGGCGTTCGGCAGATTGAACGGGCTGGTCGCCCCAGCTCCGATCTGCATACCGGAGCCGCCGGACTCGATGTTGACGCCGTCGAGTTGGGCGACCATGTGCTCAGGGTTCGTTGCGACGATAAACACACCATCGGTTCCCGGCTGCAGGTTCGGCCACTGCCCTGCCAGTAGCGACGTGGTCGTACCCAGGCGAGTAGTCCGTGGATTTCGGTCCTCGAGGGCCGACTGCCACAACCCCACATAACCGGAGCAGTCCGCGCCGGTCGGCTGCGTCCCGCCCCAAACATATGGCCCACCCTGGGTCGGGTTGAGCTCTTCGAATGCGCGGTCTACTCCGGACTGCTCATCATTATCAGAGTCGTCCGTATCGTCTGCCTCATCCGATGTTTGGTCAGAAACCGACCCGGCGCGCTTACTACGCTTCTTTGGATCTCTGCCTTCTGCGTAACCAGGAAGCTCTTCAAAGGCTGCTAGCGCTGCCTGCGCACGGGGCGTGTTGTTGTTGATGGCGAACAGCAGCTCATCGAAGGCAGCCGACGAGGCGCCATTGATAATCCACTCGCCGGCGTCGAGGCGGGCAGTCGGCATCCCGAGCATGTCAAGCGCCAGGAACCCATCCCGAATCTGAGTTCCCGGCCCAATGGTTGGGAGCCTGTACCCAGTATGTCGGTCCCCGAGAGCATAGGCTGGCCCTTGCCACAGTCCACCCTGCCACTGCATCGCACGAGGCAGAGGTCGTGTTCCGCCAGCGGAGTTGGCGTACTCAACCTGGCGTACATAAATGGTGTGGTGAGAACTCGTGTCTTTCTTGAGCTCTTCTTTACGGTTCTTGACATCTTGGGTGTTGTCGCTGACCTTGTGGTCAGATTCGGTCTTAGACTTCAGCTCGTCTTTTCGGCTCTTGACCTCATCAGTGTTGTCAGAAACATGGTGCTCCGACCCTGTTGTGGCTTCAAGCTCGGTTTTACGCGCTAGCACCTCGGCGACGTTGTCCGCGATCTCTAGCTGACCAGAAATGGGGCTTTCTACCAGCAGCCCTAACTCGACCATTCGTTGGGCAACTTCTTCATCGTTCGAGTCAATGACAACGTGGCCTTCGTGGTCAACGACCTTCAGTCCGAGCTCAGTAAGCTGCGCCTCAACCTCTGGCGAGTTATTTGTAATTTCGATGTAACCATCTGGAAGGGCACTGATTTGGATGCCAATTGATTCCAGTGTCGAGACGATTTCTGCGCCATCCGGGAAAGTGACAGTGACTTCGCCATTCATTGGCTCCGACACCTTAAGACCCAACTCTTCCAGCTTGGCTCTGGTTTCCTCAGTTACCGCATCAGCTTCGACTTTCAGAGTCTTATTATCCGGAATGCTGGTAACACTGTCACCAAGAAGCTCCATCGCCTTCTTGGTTTTCTCAGTGGAATCCCGCAGCCCTGCCAAGCGGTCTTTTTTCGCCTCTGCTTCAATCTTGTCGAGATCATCCGAGGTTCGGTTGACTTGGTCACGGAGGCCCTTGAACTTTTCATCCGCGTCTTTTACCCCGCTGGCGACTTTATTGAACGCATCAACGGCAGCCGGCCCCTTGGACATAATTTTGTCCATCGCATCCTGCGACGCCTGCCCCGTGCCGAAAATTGCTTCGCTCACGTCTTCAGCGGTAATGCCCATCCCGCGGAGATTCCGACCGGATGTTTCCCACGCCTTCGAGCTCTCCAGGGCTTTCTGGGAACCAACATCAATCGCGGCATTGACCTTTTGTTGCGCCCCTTCAACACCGGTCATCGCATCCGCGAGGGTCTCCTGAGAAATCCCAAGTTCACGCGCGGTATCTGCGGCACCCGACTCCTGCGCCGCCTTCAGAACAAGTTCACGGGTCTGCGCTGTAATCGCACCCGTAGTTTGGTCAAGTGATTCACGTAGCGCTTCCTGCGCTGCCTTATGCTCTTCCTCAGCCTGCTTAGCTTCCTGGTGCTTCTGAATCAGATGCCCGATTGCCAAACCAGCGCCAGCAATAGCCAGCCCCCATGGGCCACCCAAGGCATTGATTATTCCTGTTACACCGGATTTCGCTAGAGACAGGCCACCGGCGACCGAACCTCCGAGGACTCCGCCGAACTTCTGCGCGGAACCTTTAGCCAGCAGCAAGTTACGGTGCATGCCATCGACTTGCGTCGACGCCGCTAGAGTCAGTGTTCCCATCGCGCGGGCTTGCGCACCAGTCTTCCGGTACGCCTCACTCATACGATGGATCGTCGGGACACGGGCCTCCATGGTCGCCATCGCCGCGCCGACGCCAGTGAGCTCAACCCCAGCAGCCTTCGCAAGCGACTTCTGTACCTTCATCTGCTCGCCGAAGCCACGTAAGGCTCCCGTGCCAGCATTCATTCGCCCCGGAAAATCCGTGAAAGAGGACAAGGCCAACGCACCAGCGACACCAATCGCCGCACCCTCCAGCCCGTCAAGAGCTGATGCTGCACCACCGACGACATCCAAGGCAGCGCCAAGCCCTGTAGCAAGAGCAGGACCAATAGCTTCCAACGCAGTTGTTGCTAAGTCAGCGCCAGCTACAAGCTTGTCGGAAAGAGCGTCGTAGACTGCAAGCCCGACTTCCTCCGCGGAGTTCTGCAGCCGCTCCATCGCGCCAGGAAGCCCCTCCGTCTGCGCCGCCGCGACCTCCGCAGCCTGCCCAGACCGAGTCACTGCATCCCGAAGCGTCTCAAAACCATCACGGCCTTGCTCCGCCGCAATACCAGCCAGCCGCATCGCATCCGAACCGAAAAGCGTCGCAGTCGCCGCCTGATACGCCTCCGGCGTCATCGACTTCTGCGCCTCCGCCAACTGCTCGAACAATGACGGCAACCCAACGAAATTACCCTGCATGTCGTACACCGACAGCCCGAGTTCTTCCATCGCAGCTTGAGCTGGCTTACCCTGGTCAGTCAACGCCAGCAACGCCGACTTCAGCAACGTACCAGCATCAGACCCCTGAATACCCGCGTTCGCAAACATCGCCAACGCAGTAGACGTGTCGTCAATATCAACACCGAACTGGTTGGCGACAGCACCAGCCTGCTGCAGACCTTGGGCGATACCACCAATTTCCGCAGACGACGCATTAGCTGCACCCGCCAAAATATCCGACACACGGGCAGCATCCTCAGCACCCAAGCTGAAAGACTGAAGCGCCTGCGACTGAATAGTAGCCGCCTCAGCCGCATCAATCTGAGCAGCAGCAGCCAACTGCAAAGTACCCTTTGCAGCTTCCATCGACTGCTCAACAGTGAACCCGCCCTTAGCAAGTTCAGTCATCGCCGCAGCAGCATCCGACGCGCTAGTCGCTGTCAGAGATGTGTCATTGCCAAGCTCTCGAGCCTTCGCCGCCACTGCGTCCAACTGTGCGCCGGTAGCTTGCGACACCGCAGACATGGTGTTCATCTGCGACTCGAAGTCCATGCCGACCTGGATAATCTGACGCGAAATCTCCGCCCCGCCGATAGCAACCCCCAGGGCGGCACCAATCTTGCCAGCCGTTCCAAGAGCGCCACTCAGCCCAGACTCAAGCTTCCCCTCGAAACCCTTTAAATCGGGCTCGACAAGGATGTCGATTTTGCCACCAGCCACCGCCAACCTACTTTCCGCGCGCAGCGCGCAACTCATTCAGCGTCGCCTTCCGCGACAATTGAGTCCCTGCGGAGGTCACACGCTTGATAAATGCTTCTTCTAATTCGGCCTGTTGGCGCCGTGGTCGACGCGCCACGGGCCGCAACAGGGGAACCGGCGGGGGTTTGATACCGGCACGGCGACGCCTCTCACGATCCGCAACTACCTCGGGGTCGTTCGGGTCTGTCGTCCATTGCGCGTATTCGGAGTTCAGCCAATAGTCCTCACGGTCAACGAGACGAGCAATGTTTTCATCAGTCAGCGACCATGCTTGCAGACCATCGACTAGCACTCCGAGGTCAACGTGCCACATTGAGCGGCGCGCTTCCCGCCAGTCCAACCCGTACTCACGACGGAACCCGACCACCGCGTCACGGTGCGCCTGCAGGTTTACAAGGCAGGCGCACCAGTCAGGAAATTTCCGGCCGCGTCGCGCAAACCAGCAATCTGACCCAGCCGTACTGCCACCCGATTAATCTCTGGAACGGTCAACGACAGAATCTTTTCGACCAATGCACCCTGGTCACCAGCTGGAGAAGCTGAAAGAGCACTAACCAGCTTCTCCAGCTGCTCCTTAATGGTGTCGCCAGCTTCATCGACTGTGTGCATCACCATGAACTCGCGCACTTCGTCTCCGGTGAAGTTGCGCCGAATAATCACGTCCACACCCAGCAGAGATGCTGTCACAGGTTCTCCAGCGTTCACTGCCAGCGCATCCATCAGGTCGAAGGCTTCCAACGAAGTTTCGGTGGTTTTTTCCATCTCGGAAATACTCCTAATCACTAGAAAAGAAAAGAGGGGGCGGGAAAAGTCACAGGACGACTGTGACGGTGTGCCCGCCCTGCACACCCGGGAGCCACCTCAACGTGGCTGCGCCCTAAGAGTCACTGACGGATGATGCTTCCTGCATGCCTTCCGGGACCTCCGGAAGAATCTCCAGGCACGGCTCGAGGAAAGTCACAGTGAACTCCCACCCGTCCAGGTTCTGGCCATCCATTGCTGCACGTGTAGCAGGCGCAGACAGCGTTGCACGAGGGCAGAAGAAAGCCGTCTGGTCATCACCATCATCGAGGCGAACCAGCAGTGCGAACTCTTCACCGATGCCCTTCTCGAGGACACCGTGCTTGCCCTTCATCGTGACCTTGCCGCCCTGCATGCGGGTCATCACAGTCGCCTTGGTGTTGTCCACCGCACGGAACTTCATGCCCTCATCCAGCGGATCACGCGCAACCTTGTAAGCCGACGTGCGGTAGTTGAAAACCTTCTTCTTGGTAACAGACTGGTCGCTCGTCAGCTCAAAACCGGCTTCGATGCCGCCGAAGGCGTCAAAGCCCTCCAGCTTCTCCGCAAACGGGTCGGCAGGAAGCTCTGCGCCCGCCTTACCTCGGAAAGCATCACCATCAAGCCACAGATACGCCTTATTCGGATCTGCAAAAGTAGACATTCGTCTCCATCCCGCCCCATTGGGGCATAAAGAAAGCGCCCTCAATGGGGCGCTAATTGTTAACTGTTATCGGTTGCCTGCGACGCAGGTGAACCTGAAACCTAACCGGTGCTTGATACAACGTCCGGTCAGCTCCACGATTGCGGTCATAAAGCTGAATCGGCCCGTCAACCCACGTAGCCGACCACGCATGCTGTTCGTCGAGCACGACGTTCTTTGCACGCCCCAGCATTTCCCCAGCCGTCGCGGCCAGGTTCCACACCGTCACATCAGGGTCTTCCTCAAGCCCCGAGACATCTCGCCCCGGAGCCCACGGAGTCACCTGAATCATTAGTCGGCGAAGCATCGGGTCAGGCCCGACATGCCCCACCGTGGCGACTAAGACGTGCGGGCGCACAAGTGGGTCAGGCAGGTCGCGGGTTGACACCTGGCCGCCATGCAGAAGATTGACGAACTCAGGCTGTTTTAGAAGCCATGCCCGAACTGCACCAGGAACATACGGCATTGGTTGCCTCATGAGCTACCTCCTTGGCATCGTTCCGGAATACCTGCCGTATTGCATGGCCGCATTAGTAAGCGCAGCATGCGCAGGGGTATCAGAAGTTCCGTACTCCTTGTGAATTGCGTCATCATCGTTATCAACGACGCGCACTTCATCAGAATTTGCCTCCACCCCAATTCCGCCCCGGTAGGCACCCGTCACGACTGGTGCCCTATTCCTTGCGTCGGCCGCGATTTCCCCGGCGATTTCCTTGCGCCGGCTCATCGACTCCCGCCGCGCCTCCGCTCTCAGAGCCTGCCGGTACAGAGTCAGCCTCGCCACTCGAGCCCTCCTTCCGTGAAACAGGCCGAACAGAGGCAGTTTCAGCTGGCTGCGACGCTAGATAATTACGATGCGCGGCCGAACCGTGTGCCGTAATCACCACATCACCGTCGGCGTTGACGAACCGGACTACATCACTCATCTTTTTCCTCCGCTCTACGAACACGGACCGCCACATACTCAGGGCTACTGCCCGGAATACCCCGCCAAATGCCGGAAGTGATGGCCTGCCAAACTTCACCAGAGGGGCTAACGAACTCTGCCTGTGGATTCACCGGCACCGCGGCTCCATCACGGGGGCACCACATGACAAGACGTTCATCAACCACAGCTTTATCTGTGACTTCAGAAAACCCAGTCCATAGCGGTGCCTGAACAAGACCACGGCCGGAAACTTCACGAACAGTGCCCCCGGCATCATTGCCTGTTACCGGGTCAATACCGGCGCTTTCACGCACGCGAAGCACCCATCCAGGCTGGAAAAGTACTGTCACGCCGGCCATGACGGCCTCGCTCTCCGGTACACACTAAACGCGGCTGCTGGCTCAGGCGGAGTGAGCGCAAGCAGCTCATCTGTCGTGAGGTACAAAAGGGACCCAGAACCCGCCCCACCGTTACCCCACTCCATCGTGATTTCAGGGTAGGCGAGCTTGTCGACCCCGCCCCGCTCCTGTGACGCCACAGCACGGTTGACCATGTCCTCGATAACACCAGCTACCACCGTGTTGGACAGAGAACCTTCCTCCACACGCCGCGGTGTCATTGGAAACCGCTGCACGACCAGAGCCTCGGCGCGGTCAACAAGCCGGGAAAGATACGCTTGCCTCTCCCTATCCGCGTCAGGCCACACCATCTGCAGGTTAGCTAGAAACCTCGCCATTAGATTCCTCCCACAGTCGAATCAGGTCGCTGCGCGCTGCTCCGTCCGGGTATGCAATCCCGCGAGACTCCAGAAAGTCACGCCACTTGCCGACAGACGCTCGCTTCGAAGGAACTTCTCGCACCGGAGAATCCCCTTCATCCTCGATGCGGTAGCCGCGCCCGACGTAGTACCAGCGCTGTGCCTCAGATGCGTGCTCGCAAACACCGTTGATAAAAACATCAGCGCCGACACGGCCGCAGTAATACTTATTCGGTGCGAATACCCGCACTGGCTACACCTCCGCAGACACCTTGACGCCACGGAGAACCGCAGCAGCCTTGGTGCGCTTGAGCGCGACACCCACCGGGCCAAGTTCGACTTCGCCCTTCTTCACCGCGCCAGCAGTCGTAAAGTCTGGAAGCCACGTCTGTAGCATGCTGCCTTCCGTGGTCGTAACACCGTGGAAGCCATCCAGCCCCAGGCGCACCGCGTAAATATCAGTCGCACCCTTCGTCACCGGGATAATCGGATCATTGGTGCCTGCCTTCGTGCCCGCATCAATGAGCACCAGATTGCCGATAGTTTCACGCTCCAACGGCACACCATTAACCTGCAGCCCATCGACCGGGGACTTGGTGTACAGGTTAGCGCGGCGAGCTGCAGCGCGAATCTTCGCAAGGACTCGGCGGTTCGCAATTAACACGGTCGGCGGGCCATCAAGGACACTGGTGAACTCGTCCAAGTGATCCAAAACAGTAAGGCTCTCTTCAGCCGATGCGAACTTCGACCAGTCATAGCCTGTGTCAGTCACTTCAGTATCGGAGCCAAGCAGCGCCTTAGAAAGGCCATCGAAACCAGCGCTGGAGTCACTTGCGCCTGCAGCGGTATCACCATTGATGACCTCATCGAGGAAGCGTGCATTGGTGGCCTTAATGAGCTGCTGCATCTGGAACACAATCTCACCAGACGCAGCCGGGCCAAGCTTCGCAATGACACGGTCAATCTCGAACGCGCCACCCAGCGGGGCCAAAGTAACCGAGTGCTTCTCAGTCGTCGCAGCTTCGGTCTGGTACTCAGAGTTCAGGGCACGGAACGCCGCGCCGCGCTCAGTCTTGACTCGACGGTATCCGTAGTCCAGAGTCGCGCCTCCGCCTGCCGGGGAAACTGCGCGGTCAAAAGTGAGCATGTCCAGCAGCGTCGAGTTCTTACGGAACTCATCAATAATCGCCGGATCATAGTCTTCCATGGTGTTGAGCTTTGCCTGCTCAAGAGTAATCGGTGCCATATTCGGCATCCTCCTTAGTTTTGGTACTTAGCCGCGATGGCGGCTTCCAACGATGTCGGCGTCGCCTGGCCACCGCCACGACCCGCCGACTTATCCGCAGGCCCCGTGTAGGGGCCAATCGCTTCAGCCAAAGCCTTAGCGTCGTCGCGCATCTCTTCCGGCGTCGCACCGGTGATGCGTCCAGCCATCGCGGCTGGGATCTTGAACTCCGCGGCAATCCGCGCGCGCTCTGCGTCAAGGTCACGCTTCGCGATCTCCGCGCGGGCGTCTTCCTCAGCCTTACGGGAGGCTTCAAGGTCGGCCTGCAGACGTTCAATCTCGGTCATCTCCGACCGCTTGCGCTCTTCTTCTGCCTTCTCGAACTCCGCAAGTTTCGCTTCGAGTGCCTGCCGCTTGTCGCGCTCTCGCGCCAAGTCCGCGAGCACTGCGCTCTTCGAGCCTCGCCCGTCGGGATTCTCTTCCCCCTCGGCGGGCGGGGCGTCGTCCTGGCTGCCCTGCCCCACCTCGTCAGCCTGGCCGGTGGGCTCACCGGTCTGCTGCTCGCTGGCTGGGGCACTGGCGGCTCCATTCCCGTCCGTGCCCTCAATCGCACGGATCCACAGTGGACGATTCATAAACATGTGCTTTCCTCCATCTCGGAAAAGAAAAATTTGGCATGAAAAAACCCGCTCTGGTGAAAACCAGAACGGGTTGCGTTGGCGTGCGTCTTAAGCCGGTGGCTTTGGAACCTTGATTGCTATCTTTGGTTCCAGACTGGCGAAAGCGTGTAAATCCCTGACTGCTTGTTCAACCACGGGGTCGTCCCAATCCGGATCTAGCCAATCTTCATCTTCATCGAACCAGGCCAGAAACTCACGCTTAGCCTCAATATCAGTGACAACTGCCTTATCCTGTACAAGCCCAGCAAGAAATTCTTCTAGCTCAAAATCCTGTACCCCTGTATCGCCGTACCGTACAGACACCGATGGTGACGCTTCGATACGTGCAATCGCATCATAAAAATCCATCATGCCTCCATCAACGGGCCGGTGATAACCCCTCCACTGTCCTTAATCGACGATACGCCTTTTCCAGAAATCGGGTACAGGGTCGCAATTTTGAAATCATATTCTGACGACTTGCGCGCCGGTTCAAGTACAAACTCTACCTCGATAGTTTCCCCATCAGGCCCACTAACTAATGACTTAACCTTACGCCCAGTTCGAGTGGCCACCACTTCCTTTGGGTTTTCGAGCGCTGCTTTCAGCGGTGAAGGATCCTCCTCGAGCCATGCTGCCAGAGCCTCCTTGCCGCCTTCGTATGGAGGAAAGAAAGTCTTCTCTCCTCGAAAAGAGAGCTCCGGATGCGCGCGAATTACGGCAAGCAGAGATTCTCCGGCTTCATAAGAATGGCCACCGGAACTATAAATTGCACCTCTTCGGATACGAATTTTTGAATCGACCACGTGGCGTACCGGCGCACTCATATCAATCTTTGGCAAGTCACTTTCTAGCTGTTTCTTCAGCGCCAACTGACCTGCCTCACGACGGGCCTCAGTACTCCGCAGCACAACTCCCTTCTCGCTGCCCGGTTTAACGCTACGTATATACCCATGCCGGTACAACAAAGCAATACGACCATCAGGGTTACCCTCAGTCATCTCCACAATCTTCGGAACCGACAGCCTCCGGTAATTCACCTGCTTACGCAGCTTCCCGTCTTCCCCAACGAAATACTGCACCGCCTTACCCCGAGCAGTTGACCCCACCCGCGTATACGAATCACCAACATGACTCATCCCCGACCGCGAGTTCACAACCTGCGCAATATCCGCACCCGAGCGAATCGCCTCCGCGCCAGCCTTCGTAAACAACCGGTCCTGCTCAGATACCGGCAACTCCTCAAACGCCGCCACCGGGTCAAAAGCAGGCCCCTCGAACGTGTCCTTAGACCAATCCGGAACCGGAACCTGCGTGCAATCACAACCCGGATGCCGCTGAAATGGCTTGTCCCAGAACCCGCGTTTGCCAGCCAAAACCGTACACCGCGAACACGACGGTGGCCGCAACATCCGCACGTACAACGTCCGGGGCCGGGCAAACCCCGCCACCATCTTCGCCATACGCTGCGTATCCGATAACGCGGTCTGCACAATCGTCGCAAGAAGCTTCCCGCCTGCTTGCCACGCCTGCAGCGGTTCCGCGCCCGTTGCTAGTCGCTCCCGCACACGGTTAGCCACCGCCTGCGGAATCAGATCCAGCGGGTCACCATCAGGCATCACGCCCGCAAACGCCGTCGGCCGAATTTCCCCAATCGGCTCCGTCATGTACCCCTGCGCCAACAGCGTCAAATTAAATGTGCGGTCAACCAGCGCAGCATTCTCGGCCTGCGCCTGCGTCACCAAACGGATAACCTCCGGACCACGAGTACGCTCCCAATGGTCAATATCCATCGGCCGATGCCTAGGCATCACCCGCGTCCGCATATCAGTAAGCGTGCGCCGCACCACTACGCCACGCGCCTCAGCTTCCTCACGAACCCCCGGAGGCAGTGAGCGAAACGAATACACTTCCGCCACTAGGCACCACCACCGTCAGGCGAAGGCTCCTCAAGCAACATCTCCGGCGGCTGCCGCTCCAACTTCACATCCACCGGCGTATACATCCCCGCAGCCTCTTCCTCCAGCCACTGCAGTTCCTTATCGATACGAGCCTGCGAGTACCCCATCTGATTCAAAGCACCACGCACCGACAACGTCGGGGCGCCACCGGTTTGCTTCTGCATCGCATCCGCCATCTCCGCCAACGTCGGAGTCGCCGGATTACGCCACTCAATCTGAATCGGCGCACCCTCCGGCCACACACCAGTCCGGACCCGCTCCGCAATACCCAAAACCCACGACCAGAACACCCCAGCCGTCGTATTCAACCGCTCCACCGTCTTCACCAGACGCGCCTCGTCGGCCTTAATACCGCCTTCAGAAGCTGGATTCACAGTCGAATGACCAAGCATGCGTAACGGCAAACCCGTCTGGCCGGCCACCTGCTTCGTAATCATCTCCACCGTCGAAATAAACCCAGCCAAATCACCCGCAGGAAGCTGCTTAACATCAACCCCCTCCTTCGTTGTCCGAGAAATAGCCCAGATCGCACCCATGTAGGTCTCCCACGGGTCCAAATCCTCGCCAGTATCCGGATCAACAAAATCCTTCTGCGACACTCCAATAGCGACCTTCTGCGGCGTCGCGATTGTCTCCATCGCCAACTGCAGATTCAGCACCACCCGAGACATAAGCCCCACCCAGTGCTTAATGTCCTCCATCTGACTGGTACCGGAGAAACGCCCTGACATACGCCGATTCCACTGGCAAACCACTGGTACCCGACCCAAGTCATGCCGGTCACGAGAAACAACCTGGTCTGTGCCAGCCTCACGCGCAAGATGCACGGTCTCATTCGGTAAATACAGCGTCATGCGCTGTTCAATGCCCATCTCGTCCGCATAAACTCGAAGAGCACCGCGAGTAGCCCGCGTGTAGGGATCCACGATAACCGCAATATCCCGCGGCGACTCCACACGAATCACAGGCCGTGTCTGCCCCGATTCACGGTCCGGCCACGACACCGACGCCACACACCGGCCATAAACCAGCAAATCAGTATGCGCCAAGTGATGCTCCAGCTCGAGGCTATTAGCTTCCCAATCGGCGCGCAGCTCCTGGTCTTCCTCAATTACCCCGGAACGCAAAAGCAGTCGCACATCCATGCGCTGCTCTAATACTTCTACATACATCCGCGGCCAATTCATCGGAAATGCAAACGGCTCAACCTCAGGAGGTACCGCAATACCCAACTGAGCAACCTTCTGCAGACCAGCGAAAAGCTTCTCGTTCGCGATGTCCTGACCACGCTGCTGCATCCATTTCTGATGCAACGCCTGGAGCAAATTCTGCTCATCCGGCGACAAGCCACCATTATTAATCGCTACTGTCATCATCGCCTCCTACGCCCAAAGACCAGAACCCTGTTCTGCTCACGCGGTGCCCACCCCAGCGCCATCGAATTCACCCACGCCTCGTGCGCGAGCACCATCGCCATCGCGATATCAATCTTCTGACTTTCCGTGGCTTTCCCGAGAATGTACTTCTGGCCAGGTCGAGCCACCTTCCTAGCATTCGCCACCGCGATACCAAGAGTTTTAGTGCCGTCATGGCCTACACGCCCCGTAGCAAGGTTCGTTTCAAACGTCTTGAGAGCCTCAAACATCTGGCTGACACGGTTAGTAGCCCACTCAAAAACACGCTCATCACCATGCCGCACAGACCAGTCGCCAATCTCAGAACGCCAATCCTGCGGGTCGCAATACATCCGAACTACGTCATAGCGCGAGAACAACTCATCGACCGCAGCATCAACCTCATCACGAGGAATACGACCGCCATGCTCATCAGGATTCCAATACGTCGGCTGTTCATCAGGACCAAACGTCGGAATGAACACCGTCCCATCCATCGAAATAGCAGTAATGGCAGTCCAGTCATTGTTCTCCGAACCATCGAAGCCCAAACAAATCGGCGCACCATCAGCAGGCTGCTCCACACGGTCACCAGACTCCCACGTATCAGCAGGAATCCACGCGCCACGGCCATACACAATGCGGTTCCCAAAAAACCGCTCCGCCTCCGCAGGGTCCGTCTCTAAAAGCTCCGCAGCCTCAGACTCGATATTCTCCATATCGACCCACCACGAATCGCCATAAACATGCCGGTGGATACGCGCCCTCTCACGCTTATTCCGGTACGACAAAGACGCCGGAGCCTGACGAAAATCCCGATAAATATCCGGAGCCTTCGACTCAAACGTCTGCTGCGCCACCGAGTTCTCAGCAGGATCCCACGCATTCGTCGTCTCCACAGAACGACCACCCATGCCCGCCAGACCGCGACGCTGCGTCGTAGCCAACAACACGCCACCATTGGACCGCGTCCACATCTGGGTTTCATCCTGCACCACAAATGTCACGCGCTGCCCCAGCCGCGAACGAGCCTTCGAAGTCACCGGGTCGATGCGACCACCGCCAGGCAGATTGATTCGAGTATCGCCCGTGTCTGGGATGACCTCAGTCAGCGGCCCTTCCTCAATCATCGGCTGCAGCGCCGCATAAACATTCGCTGTCTGGTCCTCTGACGACGCCGTCACCTGAATCAGCGGTGTCGGCCACGGCCTACCAACAGGCTCACCGGAAGCATCCCACCCTGCGAACACCACAGGTCCCACAGACTCAGCACAAATCATCGCCGCGGTCAGTGGCCCCTTGCCCCACTTCTGTGGACGAACCAACTGGGAGCGACGATAGTTCCAAGCCCGGCGCGGCTTATCCTCCGTCGCTTCCGGCTTCAACCGATAATGATGAACCAAAAAAGCCACCATCTCATCAGTCAAAATGTAAGGCTCGCCCTTGTGGTCACCGTCAGGTATGACACAGTTCGACTCAATCCAATCGACCACCGACCATCCCAAAGACGGAAACTCGCCTTCGTATTCGGGTCCGCGCCACGGCATTACCCATCACGCTCCCCTCACGCTCAGGCTTCGTCAGCGACCACCTTCAACCGTGCTCTCCGGTTTGCCGTACTGGCAGCTCGCTTACTTTGGCGCCGCTCTTCGACTTCGTCTTCGACAATTTCCCACCGCAGCCGGTGGCGAGCCATAGGCGACAGCCCTAGGCGGTCTTCCAATTGCCGCAGCTCCGACAGTGCTGTCGCGTTAATCTGGTCGGCATTTTCCGGCTGTTGAATCAGGTTCCTGATTATCAAGTACCGCGCGACCACTATCTCGTCCCCAGAGCGCTCCCACATCACCGCCTGGGGTTTCTTCCAGAGGTCAGCCCATCCACGTGGGGCTCGTCCTCCGAGCGGCCACTTTGGTGCCCTCCCCTTACGTCCTTCTCTCGGAAGGCGCACGGTGTTGGCCATCGGAGCATTGCGGCGACGTCGTTCCGAGTCTGGTTTTGGCGCTGGTCCCGGCATCAAAATCCCCTCCTTTCCCACATGTTGGGAACTCGTACAGACCTTTTTTCACCTCACGCGCGGTGCAGGCGGGCGTCGAGCGTCGCCCCACCCCCGTGGGTAGCAGACATGAAGCCTGATTGCTGATGCGTCACAGACATGGGCTTCAGGTTCGATACTTGAGGGCGGTCTCCGCCCCATGCCTCGAGTTACACGCCCGACACAAAACAGTCAGCCGCCCACGGCCGTCACCAGTTTCCGCGACCGCATGCACATGCTCAGCAGTAAGGTCATTGGCGGGATGCGGCGGCCGTTTATATCCAGGGCACAGGTCGCCGTGCTTGGCTCGCCATTCCGTTACCACTCGGCGGCGGCGGTTATATTCGGTCCAATCGCGGGTGCGTTTGGTTGGCGTTGTCCGCCACTGTTTGGCGTCGCGTTCAGCGACGTGGACGGCGCAGAGCCCAGAGCCCGACTCGGCTATTTGTCCGCACGATGGGTGGGAGCAGATGCGCTTGGCTCGCGCCATGATTCATCACCCACTCCCACCTAGCATCGTTAGCGCTTCTTATGCAGGTCCTTAGCTAGCTTGCGGATGCCAGCGCTATTAGTCTCGAGCCCTGCCTTCTTGAAGTGCTTTTCAAGATTGCGCTCGGTTTCGCGTTGCGTCTTTCCGATTGGGACGTCGCCACCGAGCTTTTTCTCGAAGTTCTTATCGATGTACTCCATGCCTTCACCTCCCTTCATTGTTTGCGGGAGATGCTATCTGGCATTGCGGATTATTCGGGCTTAATGTTTCGAACACGCTTTTGGGTCGATACGAGTAAAGCCCATACCCCTGTAGTGGTCAGGGTTATGGGCTCACACTTGTACTGACTTGATTCTAACCACACGGGTGGTTCAGCAGGCAAGCGAAAACAAAAATGAGACACATATCACACATAAGGTGACCTACCACCACCGCTCCACTTCCACTGCAGCATGTACAACATCTAGCGTCTGGCGCTACATAATCCAAGGCGAGAGATCGGAACACCGCTAAATGTAGTAGCTATTTCAGACCTTCCCCACCTCAAGCTAAACTTATTTACGCTTCGGGCAGTCGCTCGGAGTATCACCGCCTCACGCGAGAGCCCCACGGGCCGCTCACGTGGCGGTCTCGTGGTCACCGTTGTGGGGCATGAGACCTTCGAGGAGGTGATGGCCTTATGGAACGCCAAGATACATCCAAATCAGGTCTGGGCAATAAGAATGCCCAGACGAAGATGAGGGTTTTCGTCTGGGCATACCGAGCGATTCGAGCCATAGATGTCGTTGAACGTGTGGGCGCACGTCTTAGCGACTGGCTAGATATGCTCTAGGGCCTAAAGGAGCTACGTGGCATCAGTTACTGCGTAGCTCCTTTTCTTTTGATCGGAGCGTTTGGTGAAGTCCAAACGGAAAGAGGCGGGGTTGTTAGTGCTTCTTTCGACACCAATGCTAGGCGGAGATGATGAATATTCGCAAGATGAATCTTGCGGTGGCTCCCCACTAGTTTCGCATACGCACTGGTACATGCGCATTCTTACGCTTGCATCTGTTTAATATCTGCAACCCTATAGAGCCAGGCTCCGTGCGGCCCCATGAACCGTGGTACTCGTCCACGTTTGCCCCAGGTGCGGATTGTCTCGACCGGTATGCCGGTCTCCCATGCGACCTCGAGTGCAGTGCCCGCAGGCCGGCCGTTGAGTGGTGGTTCGAGGGCATCTTGTAGATAGCTGGCATAACTGATGGTGAGGCTGGCCATGGTGTGCTCGTTGGGTTCAGTTTCGTATTGGTGCGCTAACCAGGTCTCACTGTTGATCCATTCGCTGTTTATGAGGTGGTCTCTAATGCCGTGGAGCCATCCTGAGTAGCCAGACAGCGTCCGTACTGGTAGGCCGTAGAGGTTGCCGATATCGGTTCGTGCTTGTGCCGCGGTTCGGGCGAGCATGTCTGTCAGTTGCCAGTCGAAGTCGACCCAGGTGAGGTTGCAAGGCGGGGTTGGCCCTGGTGTCCGTGGGGGGCGGTAAGCATCGGCTGTGGTGCCGTTGGTAGGGAGTTTCATCTGCTCTAGTCGTTGAGACAGGTGGTTGATGCTGGTATACGCACGGATTAGTTGCTGTGCTTGTTCTGTTGTTAGCACTACTGGTTCTCCTTGCTCAGTTCTGCTACGACAGCTTCTACGAGGGCATCCTGCGTCACGGATTTTCCGCTCAGCGCGGCACCTACCCTCGTGTCGATGGTGTCCGTGGCCACAAGGTGGATGATGCTGACCGGCTCAGTTTGCCCTTGCCGGTGCAGGCGGGCGTTGGTCTGCTCGTACAGCTCAAGCGACCAGGGCGTGGTCACCCACACGAGGATGTGGCCGCCTGCCTGGAGGTTCAGGCCGTGACCGGCACTAGCCGGGTGAATCAGCCCGACGGGTATCTTGCCGCGGTTCCAGTCGGCAAAGTCCTGGCTTGTGGCCAGAGCTCGGGCTTGCGGGAACCGGTCGAGGATGCGACTGGCTTCATGCTTGAACCAGTAGGCAACAAGGACGGTGGCGCCGTTGGCCTGCTCGATGAGATCTTCGAGTGCGTCGAGCTTGCGGGCGTGCACTGTGGTGGTGTTGTGCTCGTCGTCGATATAGATGGCGCCGGAGGCGAGTTGTTGGAGCTTTCCGGATAGCGCGGCCGCGTTTGCAGCATCGATGGTGTCGTCACCTAGTTGGAGGACCATGTCTTTTTTAAGTCGGTCGTAGGCTGCCCGCTCCGGGGCGCTGAGGGTTACTGGGTGGTTGGTGTAGGTGACTGCGGGTAGGTCGAGGTAGTCGGTGGTACGCATGGACACGGTGATGTCGCTGATGGCGTCGTAGATCTCTTGTTCGGCTCCTGGTCTGGGCTTGTAGGTGTAGATTTGTGCGCCGTTGCGTTTGTCCGGCAGGAAGTACTGGTTGCGGTATCGGGTAATGAATTTTCCGAGCCGGTCTCCTCCGTCGATGAGGGCGAACTGTGCCCATAGATCCATCAGACTGTTGGGGGCTGGGGTCCCGGTCAGTCCGATGATGCGGTTGATGTGGGGGCGCATTTTCCGCAGGGCTTTGAACCTCTTGGCCTGGTGAGACTTGAAAGAACTCAGCTCGTCGATGACAACCATGTCGAAAGGCCAATCGTGGCCAACGTGGTCGACGAGCCAGGGAAGGTTCTCGCGGTTCGTGATGTAGATGTCAGCGTCGGTGCTGAGGGCTTGGTCTCTGGTGTGTTTGTCGCCGACCATGACTGCGGTTCGGAGGTTGGTGAGGTGGTCCCATTTGTTTATTTCTTGGGGCCAGGTGTCGCGGGCGACTCGCAAGGGAGCGATGATGAGGACCTTGCGGACGGTGAAGCGGTCATAGATCAGGTTGTTGATGGCGGTCAGGGTGATGATGGTTTTGCCCATTCCCATTCCAAGAATGATGGCTGCTTGCGGGTGGGTCTCGATGTAGTTGGTGGTGAAGGCTTGGTATGGGTGCGGTGTGTAGTGCATTGATCACGTCTGGGATTTGGTTGGGGTGGTCGATGATGTAGGTGGTGAATCCGAGCTCTGCGAGTTGGTTGATGCGGTGGATTTGGAGTGGTCTGGGTTTTTTGCCGGGGGCTTTGATTTCGGCGAATGCAGCTCGTCCTCCTGGCATGAGGATGAGTCTGTCGGGCACTCCGGCGAGGTTGGGGCTGGTGAGTTTTAGTGCTTTGCCTCCCGCTTGTTTTATGGCGTATGCGAACTTTTGTTCGACTTGTTTTTCTCGCATTGGTTGCGGCCTCGGTTCGGGTGTTGTGGGGTGTTGTTTTGGGTGGGGTGGAACAAGGAACAGCGAACTTTAGATAGCTCCGCTGTTTTAAGGGTTTTAAGGGCCATATAGGGCGTATGCCCCTTTATTCCTATGTTTTTCTTTTCTTCTATATTTCTTGTTCCAGTTGTTCCAGTAGAGGTAAAGATAGAGGTAGTAGGGTATTTTTAGGGTGGAACAACTTTTGGAACAACCGGAACAAGCGGAACAACTGATTTTGTGATTCAGTTCACTACCGTGCGCCCCGCGCTGGGGTGGAACAAGTTGTTCCCCGAGGTTGTTCCACCCTTTTAGAACGGCGGTTGCTCGACTTTCCTGCGGTAAATTCGCTGCTTTCCATATGGGAACACACGTTTGAAACCTCCTCTGTTTCCCGGCTTCTCCCACCCGTCGAGTTTCTTCATAATCGCGCTGATCGCGTAAGAGTCCTTCGGCTGCATATCCCCCGGCTCGTTGCCGAAGCACTCCGACCAGATCTCGGCGTTCGACACTTCCATCCGGGGAAACCGCGTCTCTGGGGCGCCACCGAACTCCGCTGACGGGGCGTGGCCTGCTAGGTAGGCGCGGCGTTGTGGCACTGTCATTTCTCGCCACCCCGCCGGCAGGTCAGTGTCCAGGTACTCCTGCACAACCCCGACGCGGTCATCGGTTTCGATGGCCGCGTCCTGCGCCCGAGTCGCGTCTTCCGCCAGCGCACCGGTCAGGTGCAGTGGCTCCCCCGCCCGGTGCGCGGCCAATGCCTCCGCCCAGATCTGCCCCACCGTTTCTGCGTCCAGCCCCCAGGTTTTGCGTTCTGACTCGCCGGTGATGGCCACAGGCCAGAACCGCCTGTTTCCGGTGACGTCCCGCAGGAAGCCGTTTTCGGCGTTGGTGGAGCCGACGATGATGCATTGTCGCGGGTGCGACTCGACAACACGCGCGTATGAGGCGCGGTACTTATCGTCTGTGCGGGAGATGAAGCCCTTGACGACTTCGACTTCCATCTTGCGCATGCCGGCCAGCTCGCCGAGCTCATGGATCCAGTAGCCCTGCAGCTTTTCCGAGCCGGTCTTGTCCTTCATGTCGGTCAGTGACAGTGCGTCGGAGAACCAGTCGCCTGCGAGTTTTGCGAACAGGGTGGATTTGCCGGTGCCCTGGGGGCCGGAGAGAATCAGCACGGTATCGAACTTGGTGCCTGGCCGGTAGATGCGCCTTACCGCGGCGATGAGGGTTTTACGGGTGACTGCGCGCACGTAGTCGGTGTTGTCTGCTCCGAGGTAGTCGACAAGGAGCGTGTCGATGCGCTGTACCCCGTCCCAGGCGGGCAGGTTGTCGAGGTAGTCGCGGATTGGGTGGTATGCGCGGGTGCCTGCCGCGATGTCGAGAGCTTCCATGGTTTTCGTCGAGCTGTAGAGCTGGTATCGGTTTTCTAGGTACAGCTTGAGCTGGGCGATGTCGGTGTCTGACCAGCCTGGTTTGACTTGCTGCCAGGGCAGTTTTTGGGGGTCGCGGACATCGATGGTTTCGGATAGTTGGTTGTACCTGATTTCCTGTAGTCCTGGGTCGTTGGTGATGATCAGGGCGATGTTGCCGAGGGATTCTTCGATGGCTCCGTTGTTTTTGCGGGCGATTTTTTCCAGCCAGCTGGTGTCGGGTTGCTGGTCGTTGTCGGTGAAGTCGGAGATGACTTGTTCGCGGAGTTCGTCGGCGTATTGGCGGTTGGTGGCTTCGTCGTTTTTGGCGAGCTCCACCATGCGTTTGAATGACGGCAGTTTGTGGGCCGGGGTTCTCGGTTTAACGTCCGCGTCGTCGGTGCCGAATAGGTGGATGCGGACGAGGTCGAACGCGTTGCAGAGCTGCCCGCCGGCCGGGTCGGTGCCGTGGTGGGAGTACGCGAACTTGTCTCCGTAGGTGACGACGCCGTTGGTGGATTCACCTGCCCGGTAGGTGTACCTGCCGTTATTGGTGGGCTGGTAAACGTCGGATAGGAAAGTTTCTATCGCGTCGTCGATGGTGTGGGCTCGGCAGAACGCGCCGACCATGCCCGGTTTAGTTAGTGGGTCGGCCTGCTGCCCTACTGTACGGTTGAGCCGGTCTTTTTGGCGGCTGGATACTGGCCAGGTGGTGACGTCACGCCAGTCGTCATATTCGGCAAGCACGTCGTCGGGGTCGACCCAGTTGGTGGTGTCGAGAGGCCGGTAGATGAAGTCAGCGTCGATGGGACGGCTCGGCCAGTACATGAGCCTGTGCGGCTCGTAGGTGGTGTCGTCGAAGATGTCGATGCCGATGTGTTCGGCGATTTTGCGTGCAGCGGCTTCGTATTCTTCGGCGGTGACATCTCGGGACAGTGGGATGACGAGCCGGTAGCGTTCATGCCCTGGGGCGTGGGAGTGGGTGGAGTATAGGCACCCTGCGATGCCGGCCGCGTAGATGTCGAGATCGTCGAGGAAGTCCTCTGGCGGGTAGTCGATGTCGAGGGTGATGATTGAGCGGGCGAGGACATGGCCGTTTTTGCGTCGCCCTTCTGCGAGGTGCCCTCCGACGAACCCTCCGACGTCCTTGGCGTCGGCTTGCTTGTCCTTGGGTAGCGCCTGGTACTGGGCAATGGTGTTGGGGCTAATAGCGGCGTCTTGGAGGCGTGCGGTGAGTGCTTGCCAGGTGATTTTGTGGTTTGTCCAGTGGGTGGCGAGCCGAGTTGGTGCCTCGGCTATTTTCAGCTCTCGGCTCGTGGTGGTCATGGTGGTTGGTCTCCTAGTCTTTTCGGTAGCTTGTGCACTCGTAGCCGTCGGCTGTGAGTGGTATGTCTGGTGCCCACGTGGGGTTGCGGGCCATGAGGTCACAGATCTCGGCGATGGTGGTGGCCGGTGGGGCTTCGATGACGACTTCGTCGTGGATGTGCATGACGATGTGGTGGCCGGCGTTTTCGATGAGCCCGATGGCGTGGGCTAGTAGGTCGCGGGCGACTGCTTGTGTGATGTTCTCGACGAGTTTGCCGCCGTAGGTTTCTTGGCGGGCGAATTTTCCGCCGAGTCCGGGGCCGTAGAAGATGATTGATTCTCCGCCGAAGCGGTTGGTTCCGATTCCTGCTCCGGGGTATGCGAGTTTGCGTCCGGAGGGCAGGATGATGAAGAGAATGCCTGCGTCCATGTGCAGTGTGATGTTTCGTACCTGCTGGGGTTGGCCGGTTTTGATGGTGTTTTTCGCGGCGGTGTCGATGTCCCACCAGTAGGTGACGATGTTGGTGTTGGCGTTGCGCCAGGCGTCGACAGTGTTTTTCATTTCAGTGTCGGTCATGCCCATGCGCTCTCCGCCCATGGTGCGGATGGCCCCTACCCCGCCTTGGTAGCCGCAGGCCAGCACTGCGATTTTTCCTTTTTGTCGGAGCTCTGCGTTAGGGCCGTGTTTGTCGACGGGTACGCCGAACATTGCTGTGGCGGTGGCGCAGTAGAGGTCTTTTCCGTCTCGGAAGGCTTGGAGTGTGTCGTCTTGGCCTGCGAGCCATGCCAGTACGCGGGCTTCGATGGCGGAGTAGTCGGCGACGATGAAGCGCGTCCCGGGTGTGGGTATGAACGCGGTGCGGATCAGTTGTGAGAGTGTGTCGGGCAGGCTGTCGTAGAGCATTTCGGCGGTGTCGGCGTTGCCGTCGCGGATCAGTGCTCTGGCGGTGTCAAGATCTGGCAGGTAGTTGCGGGGAAGGTTTTGAACCTGGATGAGTCGGCCGGCCCAGCGTCCTGTGCGCCCTGCCCCGTAGAACTGGATGAGTCCGTGTGCGCGCCCGTCTGTGCAGGTGGCGTCGAGCATTGCTTGGTATTTTTTGACGCTGGAGCGGGATAGTTCTTGGCGGAGTTCGAGGACTGTTTTCACTTGCCCGGTGGCGGTGGTCAGCGCGTCGGTGACGTGTGCTTTGGCCAGTGAGTCGATGGGGCAGCCGTGGTTGTTGAGCCAGCCGAGGAGTTGGGTTGGGCTGTTGGGGTTGTCGAGCTCGGTGATTCGGCGGGCGCGTTCCATGCAGGTGCTGCGGTGGTTGGTGTCGGCGTCGATGGCTGCTTTGGCGAGGGTCAGGTCGACGGTGATGCCGCGGTCATTAATGCGCTGGTCGTCCCAGTACTGCCCCCATACCCAGTCTGGTAGTGGGAATTGGTCGAGTTTGTGGCGGATGCGGGTTTCGACTTCGACGTCTCGGCGGCAGTATTCGATGAAGGTGGCCCATTTGTCGGGTTGGTCGCGTGGGCTGGTGCGGGTGGTGTCGAATAGTTCTGCTTGTTTGCCGCGGGGTTTTTGTGGGGTGCAGAACAGGCGGATAAGGGCTTGGCCTTCTCGCATTTTTTGCTGTTCAAGGCCGAGTGCTGTGCCGACGTCTTTGAGGCTTCGTGGTAGTCCGAGTGCGGATGCCCACACCATGGTGCAGTGCCAGCCGTGGGGGTTGAGGTACGCGTCGGGGTGTAGGTGGTTTCTTTTTCGTAGGTAGTGGGTAAGGCAGACGCGTTCGAAGTTGGCGTTGTAGGCGTATTTGGTGATGGTGCAGTCGGTGAGCGCTGCGAGGATGTGGGTGGGGATTGCTTCGCCTTGGGCGAGGTCGATGACTTGGACGGGTTGGTCGTCGATGCTGTAGGCGAGCAGGAGGATGTCGAAGTCTGGGTGTTCGGCGTATTTGTAGACGCCTGCGGAGGCTAGGGGTTCTGGGGAGTAGGTTTCGATGTCGATGGAGATGGTGCGCATTTTTCGTGTGTGTGTGTTGTGGTGGTGCGCCCCGGCGGATACAACTGCCGGGGCGCTGTGGTGGCTAACTAACAGGTGGGGTTATGCGAGGAAATCCTCTGCAGCGCCTCCGGTGGGTGCGCCGAAGTCGGCTACTGCGGAGACTCCCCCGCCGAGGGCTTCGCCGTCGCGGAGCTTCTGGATGTTGCCGAGCCCTGCTGCAACACCTCGGTTTCCGTTGGTGTTGAAGGCGTAGAAGTTGACGCTGACGCGCCCGTAGCAGCCGGAGTACACCTGCGACTCATCGATGATGGGCTGGACGTTCTGGTCAACGATCTGCGGCTGCATCTTGCTATTGGCGTTGATGAAGTAGTGCCCTGCGTATTCCTCGCTGTCGCGTTCGAGGTCGCCGTCTCGCAGTGGGAGCTTCAGGCTGCCGCGTGGCGGGATTTTTCCGCCGAACTTTCCGATGCCGTCCTGGATGGCGTGCTCGACGGCGTCCTCGACCTGCTTGATGGTGGCGGTGTCGGTCTTCGGGATGAGGATGGAAACGGAGTACTTGGGGTCGCTGCCGTTAATGGAGCGCGGCTCCCAGACGTTGGCGTAGGACAAGCGGACTTCTCCGGTGACAATGCGGGTGGTCATGATGGGTAGCCTCCTTGGGGCTGATAGGAAAAATGGTGATAGTTGGTGCTTTGCTGCGGTGGTGGTTGCCGGCGGGTCTCTGGTCGCCGCTGGTGGCAGAATCATGCTGCGGTTCCTCCGAAGTCGTCTTGGGCGCTGTTGCCCTGAATCTCTGGGCGCCTGTCAGATACCGGCACCAGTGTTGGCTTGCCAGCTGGTTTGATGACCAGACCGCCGAGGACATCAGCGAATACTGGCTTGGTGAGGTACTTCTCCATTGCTGTGATGCCGAGCAGTTTCTTTTCGTACACGTCGGGGTATCCCGCATCGATGGCTGCTGTCGCCACAGCATTGGGGTCGGTGAACTTGCGGACGCTTCGGCCTTCAACGAGTTTGAAGCCTGGGAACTTTTTGCCGTGGTCGATAGCCGCGGTGTTCGCGTACTTTTCCACGTCGGTCGCCCACTTTTTCACCTCGGGTAGCCGGGTGAGTACGTCGGCGATTTCGGTGTCGGTGAGCTCGGCGGGTCGGCGGAATTCGTGCTGTGCGATTTCCAGGTTCTTGTCGGCTCGGGCTCGGCAGGTGGCTTTGATGGGGCAGAATCCGCACCAGTCGCCTGCGGTGAAGTCGCCCTCCCCTGCCGCGGCGAGTTTCGCCACGGGAGCAACGGTGTCGGCAGCCCATGTGTGTAGGTCGTCGACGCTGCACCGCCAGGTGCTGATGTTGTCCCTGCGGGGCTGGTAGATCGTCATGGCGACCTCGTCTACGTCGTAGAGGTAACCCAGGAGGTTCAGCGCCCCTAGCGCGTAGAGCTTCATCTGTGGGTTGTTCTCCGCGTCGACGAGGACACCCTGGCCGTATTTCAGGTCGATGATGTGCAGGGTGGTGTCGTCGATGATGAGCGCGTCGCCGGTGCCGAATCCGTCAGGGACAATGTCGGAGAAGTCCAGGCGCTGCTCGATGAGGATCTGTGCGTCTGGTGTGCGGTCGCGTGCGGCCTTGTACTGGTCGAGGACGAAGGTGACGTAGGTGTCGGTGTGCTCCTGCATGTCTTCGTCGATGAAGTCGCTTGCCGGGTAGTCGGAGCGGAGCTTGAGGGCCTTGCGAAGTTTGTGCTCGGCCAGTTCGTGGGCTGCGGTACCTTCGGCGGCTGCGGGGCTGTCCGCAGGCTGCGGCTGCTTATCGGCGATGACTGCTGATGGTGGGCAGTTCAGCCACCGGTGTGAGGATGATGCGGATAGGAGGGCGTGGGCGCGTTCGGTGTGGTGCGGTCGCTGCCCTTCAGGTTCTCCGGCCGGCGGTGGTGTGGGGTCTGGCTCGACGGTGCCTAGGGACTCGATTTGTTTGAAAGGTAGTCGGGTTGGGGCGTTTGTCGAGTGGTCGAGCGGTATGGATTTCTTGTTCATCCATGCCCGCATTTTCCACACGTTGTGCCTGGTGTCTCGGACGTGAGTAGCTCCGAGCTCTGCGATGCGCAGTGAGATTTGGTTGAAGGCGTCGTCGGCGGTCAGGTCGATGTCGTCGACGGTGGCCAGGGGTTGGTAGGTCATTGGATTGCCTTTGCTTCGGTGATGAGGGCGGCGCGATGCTGCGGTTCGACGTCGGAGAGCTTGTCGGCGCCGTGGGTGTGGAGTAGTTCGCGGACTTGGTCGGCTTTGCCGGCTTGTGCGAGGGCTGCGAGTACGCCGCGGACTTCTTCGAGGGTTGGGTGCTCCGGCTCTGGTGCTGGCTCGGGTTCGGAGGTAGGCGCTGGTGCTGGCTTCGGGGCCGGTTCGGATGCTGGCTGTGGCGTAGTGACGGCAGACTGCTCGGCTGATTCCTCAGCGCGTGCGATATGCGGTTCGTCCAGCGCCCCGGCTTCGTCTACCCAGTCGAGGCAAAAACCCTCAATTTCTTGGAACACCTGCCGCATTTCATGCAGGCCGGTAATGACCTTCGTGGCGGTGGCACGAAGCTTTTCGATGTGGTCAACAGGGACAGTCATGGTGGTCTCCTTTTAGTAGGTGGTGATGCAAATGACGGCGAGTAAAAGGATGATGAGGACGAGCCCGGCTGCGCAGCCGACGGCAGACACAACGTCCATGCGGTCATCGGCTCGCTCTTGTGGTGGCCGGACATCTGGGAATTCAGCAGGATTCATATGGATCTCCTGGGATTGGGGTACCGCTGATGATGTGCTGGTTGATGAGGTAGGTCATGTGGCGGCGCCCTGCGTCGGTCAGGCGCCCGGTTGCGGAGTCTGCCCAGCCGCGCTCATACAGCAACCGTTTGAGTGCTGGGTGGCAGCCGACCCCTGGGCGTGCGTACTCGGTGTAGAGCGCGCGGTGCGCCAGGTGCTCTATGTAGGCTTCTTTGCTCACTGGCTGTCCCGTGGCTGGTCGGCGTCGATGAGGTCACCGCAGATGTGTGCGACAACTTCGGGTAGTACTCGGCGGGCCTCGGAAATGCGGCGCACGGTGCCGTGCGAAGAGAGTCTTTGGCGGCGAAGCTGCCGGTAATCGCTGCGGATCTGCGCGCGCTCAGCATCGGCTAATCGACGAAGTGTCACGGGCGCACCCCGTCGTCGAAGCGGTTTAGGACGAGCTCGGTCAGGACAATGGCGTCAGCCGAGCTGACGTCACGCATCTCCTGGTATACGAAAACAACCTGGTCAGCCAGGGCTGCAAGGCGTGCTTTCTCAACCTCCCACGGGTCGGGCGTGTGGTTGTCTCGTTCTTCCATGAGGTCCGCCGCGGTTGTCGCCGGAATTATGGTTGGCATGTCAGCGGGTGTTCTCATTTGCGCTCCCCGTTTGGGATGAAGGTGACATAGATGCCGTAGTTGTCGCCGACTCGGAGAGCAGCGTCGAACTTTCCGTCGGGGTGGCGCCATGCGGCTCCGGTCCGCACCTGGTTGTACAGGCGGTGTAGCGCCTTGCGTTTCTCCGTGTCGGTCAGGAAGCCGAATTTGTCGGCGAGGAGGTCATGTGGCACGCGGATGTACATTCCTGGGTTGTCGCAGAGCTTGTCGGCAAGCAGTTTGAAGTCGCCGGTGAGGGTCTTAAGTTGGCGCTGGCCGCTGGGGATGCTGTCGAGCAGTTCGAATACGCGGGGCACGTGTCGGCCTTTCTGGTCGGTGGTGGGTGTGGTGGTGAGTCCGAGGTGGTGGGTGCATTTCCCTTTTGCTGCGGGTAGTCGGTGGCAGCCGGGGATGGCGCAGGTTTTCTGCCGTGTCATGGTTTTCATAGGCACATCACCAGCGCTAGGAATACGTAGACGCCGAAGGTGATAATGGAGGTCCAGAAGAACCATCGGTCCATTTTCGGAGCGTGCGGCTCAATACGACGCGGACGACGTGTGTAGAGCTCGAGTAGGTCAGGGCGTTCATTAATCGTGTGCTTGTCCGGTACTCGCAGGTCGCACGCGTCCACCAGGTCGAAAAGGTCATCATGCTGGCTCATCGGTTCTCCTCCTTCCGGCGCTGAATCCACGCCTCCAAATCCGGCTCATCAATCCGCAAACCTCCGCGCGTTTCCCCTAGCCGGTACAGCGGTAACGGGTCGCGTTTACGGTCCGCATAGCCGTAGACGCTCGCTTCTGTGGCGGCTAGTCGCTCCGCGACTTGCTTCACCGTGAGTGCTATAGTCATCAGTGATTCCTTTCTTGGGGACAGTAGGAATTAACAGGCCTGCCCGTGCAGCAACACGAGCAGGCCTTTTCTTATGCATTGGTAGGGCGCGCAGCTGTGGCTCGCGTGCTGAAAGGCTTCACGCGGGAAGGTT